GATCGCCATGCCAGCAAGAAGCAGGCAGCTAAGCATGGTCGTCGTGACCCTGACTTTGACTTCGGCACCAATCCTTGCTCAGAGATTATCTTGCGGCCATATCAGTTCTGCAACTTGACCGAGGTTGTTGTACGAGCAACAGACACTATTGAGGACTTAGAGCGTAAGGTTCGCCTTGCTACCATCCTCGGTACTATCCAGAGCACATACACGTATTTCCCGTATCTACGTAAGGTATGGCAACGGAACACTGAAGAAGAACGCTTGTTGGGTGTCAGCTTGACAGGTATTATGGATAACCCGCTGATGACTTCAGCTAATCAAGGACTGGAGGAAACTCTTGAACATCTTCGTACTGTCGCTGTTTCTACTAATGAAGATTGGGCTGCTCGTCTTGGTGTCCCAGTTAGTGCTGCGATCACCTGTGTCAAGCCTTCAGGAACGGTTAGTCAACTGGTCGATAGTGCTTCTGGTATTCATACCCGTCATAGCCCTTTCTACATACGGACTGTACGGGGAGATAATAAAGACCCTCTGACGCAGTTCATGAAGGATCAAGGTATCCCAAATGAGCCTTGTGTGATGAAGCCGGATACCACTACAGTGTTTAGCTTCCCTGTGAAGTCACCTGAGGGTGCTGTAGTTCGTGACGATGTATCAGCTATGGAACAGCTTAAGGCTTGGCTAATCTATCAGCGTCACTGGTGTGAGCATAAGCCTTCTGTCACTGTGTCCGTAAAGGATCACGAGTGGATGGAGGTAGGTGCTTTTGTCTATGAGCACTTCGATGAAATGTCTGGTGTATCCTTCCTACCGTATGACGGGGGTACATATCAGCAGGCACCTTATCAGGAGTGTGGCCCATCTGACTATCATATGTTGCTAGACATCATGCCTAAGTCTATTGATTGGTCTGGTCTTTCGGAGTATGAACAAGAGGACAACACCTCTGGTATGCAGACTATGGCCTGCTCTGGGGATAGTTGTGAGATTGTAGACTTGACATAACTTTAACAGTACCCCCTTGGTGTTAAACTTTGGGGGTACTCACTTTAACAACGGAAATACAATGGTACAACAGAAGCCTAAGCCTAAGATAAGACGAACCAAGACTAAGCATGATGACAACAAGGAGTCACTGGTACTTGAGCCACTAAACGATAAGCAGGAGGAGTACATATCGGCCTTAGATACTAGCGAACAGGTTGTAGTGTTTGGACCGGCAGGTACAGGTAAGACGTATGTGGTATCTACCCATGCAGCCAACCTGTATCACACCAAGCGGATCAACAAGATCGTCATCACGAGACCTCATGTGGCTGTAGGTAAGGACATAGGGTTTCTCAAGGGTAGCCTAGAGGAGAAATGTGCACCTTGGGCTTTACCTGTGTTGGATGTACTTGAGAAGCACTTAGGTAAGGGTGTAGTGGAAACTGGCCTAAAGAATGGTAACATTGAGATTGCTCCTCTGGCCCTTATGCGTGGCCGTAGCTTCGAGCAGGCTTTCGTTATCTGTGATGAGAGCCAGAACATTACCTTCCATGAACTCAAGATGCTTGTGACACGTATCGGTGAGGACTCCAAGCTGGTACTAAACGGTGACATTCAACAGTCTGATCTTAAGGATGGAGATGGGTTGACAAAACTTGTACACCTAGTTAAGAAGTATATGTTACCCGTGCCTATTGTTGAGTTCACTACGGATGATATTGTTCGTAGCGGCATGACTAAGATGTGGGTAGAAACTTTTGTAAAGGAGAAGCTATGATAGAAGCAACAGAAATAGATTGGATGGGATCAGACTTGTCTGTAGTTAATGCAGCACGGGTATCCTTTGGTAAACGTAGTGAGTGGCTACCTCGTGTTTACGCAGGTGAGGCGAAGCAACTGTCGGAAAAGGACACGAAGCTAATCAAGTATCTCGCCAAGCACAAGCACCTGTCACCCTTCGGTCATGCCTTTGCATCCTTTCATGTGAAAGCACCTGTCTTTGTGGCTAGGCAACTGGTTAAACACAAGTTCCTACGATGGAATGAGATCAGTCGTCGATACGTTGATGATGAGCCTGAGTTCTATGTGCCTGATGTGTGGCGTAAGAAGGCTGACAACGTGAAGCAAGGGAGTTCTGACGAGGTTGTGGAAGAGATTGTCGTAGAGGGGTGGAAGCGGTACCTGCCAGAACACCTTAAGTCTAGAATGGAAGTTTCAGACGCATACGATTCAGTTATGTACGAAAGTGTTATGTGTTTATACAAGGACATGCTTCATGCAGGAGTAGCACCTGAGCAAGCACGTATGGTACTGCCACAGTCCACCATGACTGAATGGTACTGGAGTGGCAGCCTTGATGCCTTTGCGGCCATGTGCAAGCTCAGGTGTGCCAGCGACACACAGTACGAGAGCCGAGTGGTTGCCAATCAAATTAGTGAAACGATGGGCAGGCTATTTCCTGCGAGTTGGGATGCACTTATGAAAGGAGAAACCTATGGATATTACCTTGGACACTGATAGATGGAGGGCTTACTAGATGAGTATGATTGAACTACTAGGAGATGCCCTAGAGACAGAAGCTGCACACAAACTTGTGGATCACATTCTACTTGGTAAACTGAGGGCGACCCGTGATTATTGCATTGAAGAACGTGACAGACTTAATGCTGTTAGGATTCATCGTGAATGGCGACCACATGAAGCTGAAGACTGGGCTGAACTGGTCTTTGACATTCAGGCACTCAATAGGGTGATTGATTACTACGGAGGGTAACATGAGAGTAGTAGTCTATGGAGCTAGTTGGTGTGGTCCTTGCCAGAGGGTCAAGGGGGAATTAGAGGCCGCAGGGATACCTTATGTCTTCAGAGATATTGACACTAACTCTGTAGCCAAACAACATGCCCTGTCTGTACAAAAGACTATCCCCTTGGTGGAAATTGAGGCTAAGGGTAACAGCAGTGTGGTTATCGGTGGCTACGAGGAAACCAAGGATAAGCTGGACCTCATCAAGTTTATGCACGATAACCTATAAACGAAAAAAGCCCCCCTTCAGGTTTCCACTTAAGGATTCCCGAAGGGGGGCTTTTGTGATTCTAACTGTTCTTACGTCTGAACAGCTTCATTATGGACCTTCCTATTTCAGAAGGACTGGGGGCTAACCAACCAAGGATCAGCAGTATGATAAGCAGAGGGTCTATCTCAGTGTTCTTTGTGGTGCTGTTGTCTTGTACCACAGTATCCACTGGACCCTCAGGTCTAAGCACAGGTCTGACTGTTGTGTTCACACCTATGTTTTGTGAGTTTTCCTTACCTGCCAATACATTTGCATTTAAGGTAGGCCCTTTCTTCAGCGGATTAAGTGCAGAGAATGGAAGGCTACCGCAACTACTTAGTGTCAGTAGTATTAGTAGTAGTGTTAGCGTTCTTACCATTGACGTATATCCCATAGAACCCTGCCCCAGCACCTACCACAACCGACACAAACCCTGCTTGAGCGTTAGTTGGATCAGGTAGCTCCATGAACCATGTTGTAGTTTTGTAGAAGGCAATGCCGTAGAGGGTTATAATCAGTCTGGGCCATATGCGCCACTTATCCAGCCACTCTGGAGTCATGGATAAGACTTCCAAGAAAGCTGCCAATGTGGTCCATCCCTAAAGGACTTCCAATCGCCACCCCACTCAAGGTCAATCCCAAGTTCCTGTGCGGCATCCTTCATGGCATCTGCAATAGGGTAGAAGTATTCCCAATCCCAAGACAGAGGGTAGGGCGCAATGTCTACAGCATGTCCAGTCAGGTGGCGAGAGTTCATAGTCTTAGATGCCCCCTTTTTGACCAGTTCCTTCTGCCGCTCATAGGAGCGAAGACCTTCGATAACCGAAAAGTCTTGCTCTGTTATTTCAATAGCTCGCTTGATTACAGCCACCATATCAGGGTGTACTCCTTCAAGCTTCTGAATACTGCTGTTTCCTAGTTTGTATGTCATTATGAAATCCTTAGCCAGAGTGTGCTTTGAGTACTACTTTGTAGTACCTGTATGTAACCCATACATTGCCATGTGCCTGAAGGGCTTGTTGTGGAGGGACTTCCACTACCAGAATACTTAAGGTTAGAACCTCCTTCAGTGTCTCCCGGATTGTAGGTCACAGTTTGAGGGTCGCTGTTAGTAAAAGACAGAAAAGCATAACTACCTACGTCACCTACACTGTGATCAGCCTGTGCTGAACGAGCCTCTGCATCCGTATAAGAAGTAGAGGGTGCGTGTGCTAGGACAGCAGCCTTAACCTTAGCAGGAGACACAAGGCTCTCTGTGGTGCCTGTACCTGTTTCCCAAGTGGCTGTGGTTTGGTCTCCTATCAAGCCTTTCTGTGTACCGCTAGTGTTGACAACTTGTGTGTCATTAAAAATACGGAATGCATCAGCAGACTGATCTAGGTAACCTATGCTGATCCAAGCGTCGTCAGCCTCAGCCCTCATCTTGAGGATGTTGGCAGAAGTGTCATACCATAGTATGTTAGCACTGCTTCCACTTACATAGGTGCTGGGGTCTGTGGTCCCCGAAGACAAACTTGCGAGAGCTTTCAGGGCATTGTTAATGTCGGACCTAGCATCAGCCGCTGTTTGGTTGGCTATGTTAAAATTATGTTGACTCATGTTAAAACTCCACTGTAGCCTTAAGCGTCTCTATGCTAGGCGATACGTTTGTGTTTGTGCTGTTCAGTTCCGCTTTGAACTTGAAGGCCCTACCTACAACCTCAGAACCGTTAGCTAACTGCCAAGCACCCCAAGTGGGAGAACTTGCAGGTGCAGGGTTGTCAGCGGTAGCTGCCACATAGACATCTACACTGTGGTCGTCAAAGTCAGCATCTTCGTCTGTCCAACTAGAAGAAGTAGGGTCTCCTGTGTCACCCCAATTTCCCGGCCATGTGTCCCATTTCTGGGGTATGTTATCCCAAGTGCCAGCAGTAGGTGCGTGGCGGTTGAAGGTAACAGTTCCTGTGACACGAGCAGTCGTAGAGGAACCCCCTGTTGGGTCTGTGTCGATGTAGTTGGCGAACTCGTAAGTACCTGTAGGATTAGAGGCAGACAGGTCATCTATGATAAGTTCGTCTGGGTCAGGTGTGGTATCAATATCTACATTAGCAGTTCTATCTCCGGGGAACGTAGGGTTTTCTATCTCTTCATCAGTGTTTCCCAAAGATGGAATTTCTGAAGGGTCAACCACTAGGGATGTTGCATTGACACTACGGTTGCCTCCCTTATCGTATGCTCGTATTAAATACGTACCGCTACGAACAGGAAGGCTGGCGTTAGTCCCCGGCCTAGCAACTTTCTTAATAACTTGGTTAGAGTTTCCCCAAGTAACACCTGAAGTGTTAGGGCTATGTTTGATTCTATAGAAAGACAAATCTAGGTCAGCCACAGCATTCCACTCTAAGAACAGTGTACCTCCACTAATCTGCCTATCAAAACCTGTCACATCAGCAGGCTTATCAGACAAAGCATCCACTGGAAAGTCTGTCACGTACTCAAACTCACCCTTGATACCAAAGGTGTTTATAGCCCTAGCCCTGATGTCGTAGTCGCCCCTGTCGAGGTCAGTAATAGAGAAAACCCCAAGCTCTCCTGTACCCATAGTAACGTAATCAGTTTCCGCAGAAGGCTTAATTTGCACCTCCACCAGATCAATACGTTCAGACTGAGAGGAAGTTATTTCTACACGGAGAGTGTTCACGAGTTTCTCAGATAGAACCTGAGCTACCGCTGTTGGATTGATGCCCACCGAAGGCACAATAAAAGGTGATAGCAGGGTAGTGTTATCTCTCTCGTAAACTACACCGTCACTTACATCATCGAACACACTTTCAGAGACCTCTCGCAAGATCATCTGTACTTGGAGGTCTCCACCATCAACTAACCCAAAAGTCCAAGAGGTAACCTCAAACTCCTTATCGGTAAAACCAAACCTTGAGTTGTTTATCTTTACGTTGTCACCAACCTGAAGCTGGAAGGCCCTCATACCAAAGGGGGCTGTGATAGTAAGCTGCTGCCTATTGCGCTCAAGAGCTACGTTAGCAATCCTACGAGCTTCTACAGCAGTGTCAGTGAAGGGAAGAGCCAGATCAATAGAGGACTCTTGGTTGTTGTCAGCAGTCAGGAAAGCTGCATTAGTAACCTCTGGGTAGTCTGTGACCTGCCAGTTACTCTCTTCCCCTCGGAAAGTCCCTTTGACAGTGTTATAGTTTTCCCTACGACTATGCCTAGTGCTTACCGTTATGCTACCCCTGAGGTCGCCCTCATCAAGTGTCAGAGTAGGTTCTGTCCAGTAGGCAGGCTTCATACGCCACTCACCTTGAGAATACCACAGCAAGCCACCCATAGAGGTCAGGAGAGCGCTCAGGTTGTCATAAGGAGTAGAAGCAGTAGTAAAGGCCCCATTGCAGGTGTATCTTGTGCTGCTATCAGGTGTGTCTGTCCGGTCACACACGTTAGCAGCAGTAGAAACCTGATCGTCATCAATGTTAGCAGACTCTTCACCAAGCCCATAGGTGGTGTTGCTGAGGTAGTCTCTTAAGCACAGCGCAGGATTACTCGACCAAGCAGTTGAGCCATCACGAGGGTCGTAGACCTTCTTACCTTTGATAACTGCACTAATCTCAGGTACACCGTTGGGGAAGGCATCAGCATCATAGCTCAACCTGACATACAAGTAGGCTATCCCTCGGAGCCTGTGCTCATTAGTCCAATCGTCCACCTCAGACACTAGGTCACTATCAGCAACCTGATCAGATGTGCCTAAGTGCTCCTTTATGCGAACCTTACCGTTATACTGGCTAGGAGAAGTTACGTTACCTGA